TTAATCTATCCATTTCACATTCAGGAGGCCACGACTGCCCCACATTTAAAAAACTCAAATTGGTTAACAATTCTATAACCCCCTAATAAAAATAGGCCCTAGTGCAGGCCTTCTTTTAATTTTATCTATTCTATCAAAAAATTCAGCCGTAATATCCGGAGCATCATCATGTAAACTGAATTTTTGTCCTCTAAAATCTTGAATCTGATCTGTAAATTCCTTATCTTCTTCAGCAAAAATTATTTGGCCCTTATTCATATAAGGTATGATTGTGCTTATCTTATCATCTTTATTTTTTCTTTGGCTTTCATTTATAATTTCAATATTTCGTGACCTTAAAATGGGATCCTGAAATAATTTTGTTTCCAATTGATTTGCATCTGCACCATTAAAAGTATTCTTTTCAAGGTATACATACCTTATTTCGGGATACTCCCTTAAAATTTCAATCATATGTTCAATATATTTATCAAAATCAGTTCTTGCATTAATTTTCGCTAATTCTGCTTTTCTTGCATATTTCAGATTGTTTTCTCCCAGGCTTCCAACTAGATAAGCACTGTAATCCGATTTTTTCCCGCTAGTTGAAGCAGGATCCACACAAAGCATAGTCTTCATAAATTTATGGGATTCAATCTCAGAACGTTTCTCAGTAGCAACTGTTTTAAACCACTTTTCACCGATATTATTAATATCTCCTTGAACTTCTTGTTTAAAACTTGTGGGATTTTCATAATAACTCATGGCCATGTCTAAACAGTCCCAAAATTCTTGCCACAGTAAAGAATATTGCATTTCCTTTTCATGAGCATAATAAAACTCCTTAGAATCTTCTAAATGCGTTTCATTTTTAAAATTGAAAAGAATATTTTTAAATTGTAACCATAATCCAGTATTAAAATAAGTATCTATATCATCAATTAATACACCCTTCTCATTCTTAAACTTCCATGTAGGTTGCTTCATCAGCCTGGAATAAAAACATTCTTTATGTTGCAGGGTACCCAAGGCAATTAACACGGTACCTTGTTTTATAACCTTACCAGCTCTGATAACAGCTTTCTGAACAGCATATTTAACATCATCAGAAAATCTTTTCCACTTTTTCTCTCTGGCATCTTCAGTTCTTACATCATCTTCACTTTGATAATCATCAAGGATTATTAAATCAGGGCGGCAATTATCAAATTTACGCCCTCTCATTGGAGATGCAGAGGAAATTGCTTCAATGAAAGTTTTATTTGTAAGTTCCAACTGAGTAGAATTACATATATATCTTTTATCCCTATCATTAAGCAATACTCCGAATGCATTTTCGATATATTTATTCTCAAGGAATGAATTCTTAATGTCTTTAATAAATTTTTCTGCGGTTGAACCTATGTCGGAGCAGATAAGAGTATATTTTTTAAGATCATAACAATGCGCCCACATAGTAGCAGCAAAGGTACCAAATACAGATTTTCCGGTTCCCCTTGGCAATATTCTTCCAATCTGATTAGGGCCTTCTCCGTTAATGGCATTCTCAATATCCTTCCAAATATCATGATGAACCTGTGCTATCGGAGCGGCTGCGTTAGTTTCTTTAGGTAAAAATGTATCCTGGAGGAAATACATGCAGAAAAATTCTATATTACGTTTCCCTAAACTCCAAGCCAACCCGTGATAATCAAATAAATGACTTGAATATTTATGGATTAACTCTTTTGATTTATCAGGACCATATTCTTCTTTTAGATATTTATATAACAGCTGTCTATTCTGCTTATCTTCATCATGTATCATCTTCTCTTCAGAGCTCCATGCTTTCGTTTTAAGGGTTGCCTATCATTTCCTTGCAATAAGTTTTCAGAATCAATATTTTTAATATAATCTTTATATTCCTTGCATTTATGCTTGCACTTTTTACAGCTAGTTTCATATTGGCAGTTATTGTTCATAAACATCACCTTCATTTATTCAAATTTAAAAGCAGCTTTGATATTATCTCAGCTGCCTTATCAAGGAGGACAATCTAATCCGAAGTTGAAAAAATTTTGCAGAAAATATGAAGCCGTTTGCCGGGGTTATACATTCCCAAAAATATTAGTAGTACCCCCTACTTAACTATCAATATACAACTTCGCTAAATTAACCTTTTGCGAAGTTGTCACATATCCAATAAATCGCATGGTTAAGCCATTTATTAATCTTCTTTGTTATCAACTTCGTTAAACTCTTGTTCTAATATATCATCATTAAGCTTTTTCTTATCATCTCTGCCATCATTAACTTCTAGTTTAGTGGTAGCTTTACCAAGGTTGCGGTCAAGTATATCAATGGCTGCACTTAGTTTAGTCTTTTCATACTTGCCTTTAGTAAGTAAATCTATTAGTTTATCTGCTGCTACAGGCGCCGCACGCTTTAATTTGTACATTGCTGAACTTAATAATTCTTGTCCAACCCTGTCCAGCTCAGCCTTAAATTCCTCTGCTTCTTTCCAATTATATATTGTTTGTCTGCTTACATTTAATTCCTTTGCTATATCTGCAATTGAGTTACCTTTCATCAATCGTTCAATACATTTAAGTTGCCTTTCATCTAACATGCAATCACCTCCATTACATTTGACACTATACATAAAAATAAGCACCTAGAATTAACTAAGTGCTTTTGAATTGTTTATAGTATATAATGAATTATTTGAACAGTACAATATACTTTGTTTAAATTTATTTTAAATATTTATTAAATTAGATATTCTGTTAATGATATTATTCTTAAGTTTACATATCCATTCTTCTGTTAAATTTAATTTTTCAGCAATGTCTCTATTATTAATTTTATAGAAATATCTAAGCTTTATTATCTCTAATGATCTGGGATCTAATATGTTTAATGCATTATCTATTTTTTTAATTTGAATTTCAAGTTTATGTTTTCTTTTTTCTAATTGGCCTGGTTTAAAATCCTTGTTAATAACTTCATTTTCTACATTAGAATTAAATTTATTTGTTAGAGTAGATTTTTCTTCATATGAAATGGGTGCAGGACCGTTATATTCATTTTGTAATTCTTCTATTTCTAAATCTATGTTTCTAATTTCAGCATGCATAGCATTATAATTATATAACATTGCTTCAGTTGCTTTATAGTAATTTATAGCAATCACCTCATTCGTACTATTTTTAGCATAAAAGCACCTCTTTTTTATTAAATTTTATATTCTTTTTGATAACTTTTTAAAATGCATTTTTACTATAATAAGTATTATTTACAATTTATGTTTGTGTTTTGTAATATTTTTACTTATTTCCATTTTCTAATTCATCAATTTTTCTTTGAAAATCACTCTTTTTTACACTTAATTTTGCTAATTTGGTGTAATTTTTATCTAAAATAGCTTGATTTTCTTCCATTTCAATTTTTTCTATAGATTGTTTATAAAGCCTTATGGAATCTATATTCATAGCACTTATTTACCTCCTATGGTTACATTTTAAGTTACATATGAATGTAATCTCTCCGCCTTTGATTTTCCAAGGCTTTAATACTTTTTTGCAAGGTTACATTTTTGAAAATATACTATGCCTATGTATATATATATATTATTAATACATAGAATATCTTTCATATTATATATATATATATTTTTTTTAATGTAACTTTGTAACTATATATATATAAAGCCTTGAAAATACTAGGATTAACCCGGTTACACTTTAGTTACATTTTGTTTTTTTAACTTTTGATAAATTACCCTTAAAGCTTTGACAAATCTAGTTCAAACGTGGTTACATTGTCGGTTACACTTTCTATTTGAATGGGATTATCTTGGGCTCCAACTCTGTAACATCCTCTAGTTCCTGAGGAACAATGGAATTTACATTTAATTTTCTAAGATTCTCTTTGTTGTAAGAATCAAACCTTACACTTTTATTCCCTATTTTTATAACTTTATTTGAGACTCCTTCTAAATACGCCGACTTTATTGCCTGCTTTTTAAAATCCTTTAATCCCAATGGAGTAACATCTGCTCCGACTTTGTTTACATGCTCATGTATTTGATTTACCATTTCAGAAGTTTTAATAAATACTCCATCACCTCTATATCTAACAACATCATCAGAGTTATATGCTCTTCCATCTTCTATCATTTCATTGTACAGAACTAGCATTTGTTCAACTACTGAGTTAGCTTCGTGACCTCCATCTAACACTTCATTTTTAATATTTTGTATTACATGTTCCATATATCCAGCAATAGTTTTTATACCATTTTTTCTTAACAATATATTTAGAATTTCAATTCCCATTCCTATGTTAACAGCGGTATTAAGAGATCTATCATTTAAATCTTGAATGTTTTCTTTAACTTTATTTCTCATTTGAGAATACTTATCTGTTGATAAATTTAGTATTACATAAATTAAATCTTTCCCAAGTTTATTTAGTAATTTTTCATTTTCTATAAGCCAATTCATTTCAATACTGCTTTCTTTAGTTCTTTCATTCTTTGATGTATAGATGATACAACTTCTGTCTATTAAGGGTTTTTCATTATTGTAATAACTTTCTTCTCCTGCAATTATTACAGGCCTGCTTAAATAAAAATTCTTTGATTTGAAAGATTTATCACCTCTTGATACAGTGGAATCATCATATAAGTTTCTTAAAATTTCACTTATTTTTGCTATCTTATACCTGTCCCATCTTGAAGGTTTATGTTCTTCATAAATCATTGAATAGTTTCCATCTGATAAATCCTTAATCAAGCTAAAATTTGTGGCCAATCCAAGTGATTTAATTTCTTTTGATGGATAATTAAGTAAAGGAGCTATTACATTTTCTAATATTGTACTTTTGCCACTTCCTGCTTCACCTACTATCATTAAATGATGTAACTTATTTTTAGATGCTTTACATTGAGCCACTGCCATGTTATTAATAATGGTTCCTATAATACTAATTGTTTTATCTGGTGAAGCAAATCTGAAAATGTGTTTTTTAATTTCCCTTAATTCCGTTTTAGTTAAGCTTTCTAGTTCTGAAACTTGTACATCATTTCTTCCATCACTTTTCATGTTTTTATAAAAATGATTTTTACCTAAAGCCCCATCATTGCCTATAAATAATAATTCATTATCCTTAATTTTAAATTGAACACCGTTATATATCTCTTCAATTTCTAAAGCAAAATATTTATTAATCCAAGCTTTTAAATCAGTTAAATCATCTATTTTACCTTTAAAGGCAAGATCCAATGTTCCAAGAAAATTCTTAAAGGTTCTAATATCATCAAATACTGTTGAATATCCTATCCTTTCTATGGTTTCTCCAGTAGGAGATTTTAATATTAGATTTACACCTTCCTGTTCCTCATTTATAAATTTTATTCTTGTTGCTTCAAGCAGCCTGAAATCAGTTAAATATTTTTTTATTCTTTCTGTTTCATCACCTTTAGTTTTATAGAATATTTTATATATTCCTTTTTGATCCTGCTGCAGTTCATACTCTGACTTTAAATCTAGTGACCTTTTAAAAGCATTAA